GATATAAATGGTTTCGCACCATCTTCTCTTGCTTTTTTCTCTACTTCTCTAGCATTAGCTTGAATTGATTTAAGTAATTGGTTGTGTTTATTTTTAGCAAACTCTTCTGTCATGCTAGTGTCAAACATAGGCCATGTTAGTTCAGAAGAACCAAAATCATCAATTTGTTTGTCATATATTAAAGGTCGTATTTCATTGTTTTCATCCTTAAAATAAGCGTAGAATTGAGGAACATCCCCACCATCAAACGGTACAAGAAATACTTCTTTTGTTTGGCCTGTTACTACAGTAGATTTTATTATTCTTTTTTGACCACTTCTTGTTGCGGTTTCAGTTTTTTGAATATAGGAAATATCTTGCGACTCCCCCAATCTAAATTCTCTAGGAAGCTCTTGATTAACAAGTTTAATAAACTCAGCTTTTTCTTCTGCGTCTGGGAATACTATGTCTAATGACATTTTAGAATAGCTTTCTCCACGAACAAATGGGCTGTTTGGATCTATAACATGCTCAGAAGTTTTATAGTTTTCTTCAAAATAAGAGTTAAGTTCATCAGATATTTCTTGAGGTGTTTTCCCCATCTCAGCATACATTTCTGCAATAGGCGCAAGATCTGACACAACTAAAGCATCATTAGAAACTTCTTGCTCAACAAATTGAACAGGGGATAATTTGCTAAACACCCTGTCTTTATTTATTTTAGCAGCAGGAGAATCTCTTTGCTCTTTTATTTCTAACAATATTTCGTTAGCTGTTTTCTCATCTCCAAAATATGCTTTTCTTCGGGAAACTTCTCTTAACAAAGCTGTATCTTGTCCAAAAATATCACCGAATCTATTAACAGTACCAGATGCACTTTTATCATTCATTAAAACATTAGCATGTTTAAGTAACGTATCAGCATCTACTTCTGGACCAGTACCATTTAAAAAGTTTTTGAGACCAGAAACAAGGCTTTGTGGTAATGTAACTCTTGAAAGCTAATAGAAAGCAGGAGTTGCAGAGTTAGGATCAGCCGCAGAAGAAATGCCTAAGTTTTCAAGCATTATCGTATCCATGTCTTCTCTATGCTCTTTAGTTTTATTTGTATTACCTGCTTTAATAGTTTCTCTTCTTAGCTTAAGAGCATCGTCTAATTTTTTCTTTTCTTTTGCACGATCTGTTTCAGCAGTTCTTATATCTGTTTCTCTTTTTTCGAGTGTTCTTATTATTTCTTTTTCACCTTCTGGGAAAGATTGAACAATCTCATTTAAAAACTCCGCAACTTGTTTATTTGTTTTGCTTAAATTTAAAACAGAAGGGTCTGTGCTTTTACCATTACTTTGAATAAATAAACTAATTGCATTTAGATCTTGTGAGCTAGCATTTGGTGTACTGTTAATTATTCCATCTGCTCCTGCTAATTTTATACTATTAATAATTCCATCTTTTTCTGAGTCTGAAAGAATATTACTTGGCGTATTTGTAATTCTATTTTGAAAAAAAAGAAAAGATTCCTGATCTAGTAAATTAGATCTTGCATCCTTAGAAACGCTATGCCCTTCAGATTGTAATTGTTTTTTAGCAATGTAATTATTTATGTTTTCTTCAGCTTTATTTCTTATGTCACTTAGAAAACTATTAACAGTCTCTGTTTGCTTGGAGTCATACAATTTATAAGCTTTTATATTTCTAACTATATGTTTTTGAAAAGGAGTTAGATTCTCAAATCCATCTGCATCTGGCGATATGATTGCCAACTTAAGAGAATCTATATTACGATCTCGTGCAGCTATAGTAAGATAGTTTTTTAATTCTTCAGATTTAAAATTTGTAATTAAACCTGCATCTACAGAAACTCCTTCGTCTATATACGCTAAAAACTTATCTTCAAGTTTACCTAATATTTCTACTGACTTAGTTATAGAAACATTCAAGTCTGTAATAGAATCAGAATTTGTTACTGGGTCCTTAAAATTATTGTATATATTATTTAACTCAGAGAATGTATCTGAGCTAATTCTTCCTATATCAGTTTCAGTTAACAGCTTGAAACTATTATAATCTATTTTTGCTTTTTCTTTTATAGAAGCTATTTCATCTGACTCAGTTTCTTTAAGTATTCTTTTTCTTTCAATCTCCTGATCTTCAGCTTGTCTATAATCCCCAGAAAGACTTTCTGCAAAAGACATAACATTACCTAAATCTTCTGCACTAAGATCTTTAGTATATTGTAGTATATTTTTTAAGTCTTCCTGATATTCTTTTTCTAAAAAAGTTGTAACTTCACCATCAGTTCTTATTGCTAACTCAAATTGAGTTCTTTGATAATCGTTCATCATAAACTTAGGATAAATGCCTTCTAGCTTACCAAAGACATAAGCAGTTTTTAATGCAATCTCATGTTGCTTAGAGGTCCCCCGATTAATTAAGAAAGCCTCTTCAGCATCTTGATTCTTAGCAACTCTAGCTTCTATAAATGCATCAAGTTTTTTAGGGTCTTGATTTGCTTTCCCAAACTCGTATGCAGTAACACTGTCATCTTTATTTGATAAAAGAATATGCTCACCAAGTTTTGTTCTTTGTCTACTAGCATTTAACTTACCTAAAGATAGTTCTGTTTTAGCAAGCTCTAACGCTCCCTGTTGCTCTATGTAGTTTGTATAAATAGTTGGTTTGCCATTTTGCTCAGTGCTAAATGCCATGTTCTTAAGGTATTCGTTTAAAGCACCAGTAACTTTGCCAATGTTATCGGGATCGTCTTGATATTTTAGAACAAGTTCATTTGTTTTTCTTTGTATATCAATTGATACTTCGTTCTGATACCTGTCTAGTATTACTCTTTGGTAAGCTTGTCCTGCTGTTCTTCCTAGAAAGCCTTCTCCATTTAATTCGTTTAGTGCTTCTGGTTTTCCAGTTAAAGGATTAATATTAACAATAGACTTTGAGTCAGCTTGAAACCCTAGTTCTGTACCTTCTTTAGTGGCTTGAGCACCCATTTCTTTAATAGATGCTTGAACAATTTGGTTGGCTGCTCGACCAATACCACTATACTTTTCTACACCGCCAGTATTTACAGCCCTAACACCAACAGGTCCAACTGAAGTGCTTCCCAATCTTTCTCTTATTACTGGCATTAGGCTACGTCCTTATTGCTTTTAAATATATTACTAACAGAAGGAGGCATGTTAAGAGCTATGTCAGCTATATTAGTTAAGAAGTTAGCATTAGATGTAGCCCTCATTCCTGCTGCTGCATTTTGACCATATGTATAAGATGTTGCAGCTTGGGCTGCATACTTTGCCTCAAGAAGTCCAGATTGTCTTTCTATATTACCAATGTCTTCCCCCATTATCTCTCTATTTTTCTTAAGGTAAGCATCTACAGATCTTTGAGAAGAAGCAATCTTTGCACTAAAAAAAGCGGTGTTCTGTTTTTCAGCTTCTAGTGCTTCATTTATTCTTCTATTACTTGCGTCTATAGCCTGAGCTTTTGCTAAGAATAACTCAGAAACATACTGACGAGCTTCAAGCTGACCAATTTTCTTTCTTTCTTCCGCAGCTTTTTTTTCTGCACTTCTTTGTTGTAAAGTACCTACAATACTTAAACCTGCTGCTATTAAGGGTAACATCAGAAAGATACCTCCGCGACTAAACCATTAACTTGTATAAACATAGGTGCAGTTTGAGTTACTGTAATCTGAGGATCTTTATTATATCCCAATAAATAGAACTCCCTTTTGCCTGTGACCGCTTGCCTTGGTTGGCTAAAGTCATTGTTTACTTTTCTTATAATTAACTTTTTGCTATTTACTGAAACAGAAAGAGTTTCAGATAAATCCAAAATTACTCTAGATAAACTTCTAGGCTGCCCTGTTTCTGGGCCGATTGCAGTATTAACATCTATAGGGTTAGTCTTTAACTCTACATCAAAACCGAAACCTACCTGACAGCTTGTGAGAGAGGCGTCTACAGACGAAACGTCAATCTGACCACCAGACACAGTAAACTTACCTAAGTAGTCTGTAGAGCTTATTACATCGACTTCTGCACCATTCTCAAAAAAGTTTGATACAGTAAACACTCCTGCTGTGCCAGTATATGTGTTCCCAAGATCTAAGCTTACATTCTGATTTAACTCAGTAAACACAAAGCTTTTTGTTCCTGATCCTAGATCTGTTTTAATAATAGCAAAGACACGATTACCAATAGCGGTAACAGAATGAAATGCACCATTAGTTTCGAACCTTGTCCATCCTGCAACTCCTTCAATACGATTTAAATTGTAAACAGCAATTTCTCCTGTAAAGTTTTGAGCAAACACAAATGATTCAGAAGTATTTACTGCTCCACTAATTACGCACATTTGGACAGGATCACTTATTAAATGAGAAGAAAGCAGTGAAATAGGATCGGCTTTATAAGCTTGTTCGCTATCATCAAATACAAATTGACGTAACATTTTGCCACCAATCTGAGTAAATATTGTAGCACCATAGAAAGGTTGTGGCCTTACAAATCCAGATCCAAAAGCAGTCTGTCTTTTTACCCTAGCATTTGTAGGCGTAATAGGTTGGTTCTCAAATGTAGGAATAAAAAACTCAGAACCTGCCGTAAAAATATGTATGTCTCTGTTAGAAACAAAGTGACGTATCGTAGCCACCTCACCAATACTCATTACAAGTTCTAGCGAATCATCATCAGCAGCTTCACCAATGTCAAAGTTATAATACAACCCAGACTTACTAGCCCACACAGTATCAGGCTGTGCAAGCGTACCTCCAAACCATAACCTGTTTTCATGAAATCCAACAGCAGCAGGATAACCACGCAATGAAGAATATGATTGCTCCATCCATTGTTGTGTCGGTGCATGAGTTACTACTTGTATATTACCACCACCATCTTCAGTAGTATTTGCAGAAGCTCCTGCGGTAATAGTATATCTATTCTCATCAATTACTCTTTGTATAGATCTAGAACCATTTATTTGAGCAGCATTTATACCCCCAACAGCAGAAGCATTTCTTATAGTAATAGAATTACCTGCACTCATCCCATGATTTACATGCGTAATTTCTATTGTTGAAGAACCATCAATAGTTCTTAAAGCATTAGGTATTAACTCTACAAACAATTCATCGACTACATCTCCTGTAGCCTGAGTAGAAGACTGAACAGAAGTAATAAGTATTTCAGAGCCATGATATAATAAGGTAAGCCCAACATGTTTGCCAGTAGTATCAAAGTAAGGAGAACTTACTGTAAGAGAAATACCAGTGCCAGTGCTAGCAGAAGGATCTAGTGTTACTCCTGTTGAGTGAAAAGGGTAATATGGTTGATAAGTTTTTGCATTTCCTGCTTGAAGTTGAAAAGTAAACTGCTCTACTTGAAAACTATTAAGTCCAGTTCTTACTATTTGCTGACACATAAAAGTATTATGACAAAGAAACAATACATCGCCACCTTGGGCATATGTCATTTCATGCAAGTATGTTTCATCCCATTGTAATGTTGCACCGTTAATGTCTTGCGTAAGCGTAGTTGCCAAACTTAACGCACCAGTAATAGGATTAATAAAAAATATCTCACACTTTTGATGAGAGAAAGCTATTATATATTGTTCATCATCTGAGAAAACAAAAGGTATTAATCTTACTTGCTGTCTTATAGAAGTGTTTTCTGTAATAGATGTGAAATCATGTAATGCTTGAAAGCCACCACGTTTAGCAACACCTCCCTCAGTTCTTATAAAAAAATTCTTAACACTTTGAGCAGAGGAGTTATAAATAGCAGAATCCGTCCTTGAAACCAAAGACGGACTAATCTCTCCATATTGAAAGTTTGTAATCGGTATTCGTGCTTTTTGCATTAGCTGCGCCTATTCGTAATAAACCTCGATGTCGTAACTTTTCTTGTTGTTTGTTGTTGAGAATCAGTTGATCTGGCTTTAGCTAAAAGTTGTGTGTATTGATTTTGCATTAACGATGATAAAGATGCATCCCTTATTAAAGCAGTAGAGAAAACCACAGCCATTGCATACTCTACGCATACAGAAAAATAAGAAGGCCAGTCTACCTCTTGTGCTCTATAAGTAAAATCAGCAATTAAAGAATCATTAGCAGACGCATCACAAAAAGCTTTATTACCATATATATTATACTCTATAGCAAGATCATTAACTGTAATAGCATGGACAAATAAATTATCTGGTAGTTGATATGCAGAATTAAATCTGCCTGTAGGTGCATCGGTTAATCTATTTAATATAGATTGGTTTGTAGCAAAACGCCATCTAGTAGATGTTAAGTTAGTTCGAGCAATATCTTCATACATATTACCTGCAATCAAAGCTTCTGAGGTATCATCATCAAAAGAAGTAATAGGCTCTGCACCAATTAAGATGAGAGCGCGACTACAAATATCAATTGCACTATTAGCAGGTGTACTTAATGCCATGTTGAAGTATGGGGGCTATTGCCCCCACCCCTATTAGTTGTTGTCTAAGACTTCGTAGATACCGTTATCGTCGATAGCTACTGCGCCCATTGACATCATTGAAGTTGCTAAGTGAGCAACTTTCATAGGTACATAGTTTACCTCAGTTGATACATCTGAGTTAATACCAATACCCATAGCTGTTGTATGGTAAGCAAAGTTCTTGCCTCCTGCTACAGCAGACGTTGAGAAGATCTTGAAACCCAAGAACTCTTTCATTGTCATGCCACCTGCAAACGGTAAGTTTTGAGGACCAACAAAGTCTGAAGATGCAAACTCATTAATATTAAATAAGTCAGCGTAACCAGCAGGAGACATTGCAATATAGCGTTGTCCGTCTTCTGGTATATCAGCAGTACCCATTGTTTCAAACAATGTAAGTAGGTCAGCCTTTGCTAATGCGCCACTAGTATCCGCTATTTGTGTAGAGTTAGCCCCTGCATCCATAGCAGTAATAATGATTTCATCAGTCTTACGACCCAATGCCCCTGCCGCAGATTGAGCAACAGCCTGACGTTCGTTGATATTTATTTTCAACTCGTCAAGTTTGTCAATAAGTTCAGCAGCATAGTGATCGCTCATTGTTACTTCAACATTAGTGTGTGCCAATTCCATTGTGGTCACATCACCATTTCTAGTTTTAGTTGAAGCTGTTCCAGTGCCTATTTTCTGGAATCGTGCAGTTGAACCTGACACATTTGTAGAGCGAATAGTGTTCCGTAGCTTAGAACCCATACGCTGATACGCCATGTGAACTTCAGTTTCAAACTGCTTTATAAAGGCTTGGTCTATTGTATTAGCCATTTTTACAGTCCTTAATTGAGTTTCCGATTGCTACGAGTATCCACGTTTACACATCAATTCGGGTATCCATAAGGGCCGATCAGTGCACTACAGGTCGTAATAATTTATTATAAACATCATCTTGCTCAGAATTGCAACGCACAAATTCAACAAATCTATTATCATTGCTCATTTCAATAGGCTCAAACCCAAGCCAACATGCCCAGTTTAGCATATGTTCGTTCTTAGAAAGGATAGTCATAGTAATAATTGGATGTAGTTTATCAAACATATTTAATAAAGCTTTAGACATCTTAGCAGTTAAGATAACATTATGCTCTAAGCTATTTGCGAATATAGTAAACATTTGCGGAGACTCTTCTAAGAAAGAAAGCCCTCCTACGAAAACTATATTACCATATTTATTTCTGCAAATGTAAGACTCTGTATCATTAAATATCTCAGAAAGAGCTTGATTTACAGAATCGTATCCAAAGTCTTTGATCTCTAATTTATTAGAAGCATGCATAATATGTTCAAATTCTTTTATATGCCGTTCTTTCATTGGGGTAAGATATGCCTTACCCCTTTGAATTATTTTCTTTTCATCCATTGTAAAGTTTTTGGAAGCCATCATTTACTTCTTTTATAAAATCATCGTTCCTTCTTGCAGGATGCCAATACCTTTCATCTTGCATCATCTCTCTAAGACCTTGTTCTGTTATTTGTCCAGAAGGTGTTCCATCACTGCCAAATGCAGGAGACTGTAATTTTTCCATAACAAACTCAAGAGCCATAAGACCTTCAGCAGTTTCTGTTAATCTTTCAATAGAATCCATATGCTCTTGAGGAAAAAACTGTTTGGAAAATAAAGCAGCAGCTTCTATTCTAGCATTGGCGTTATCACCAAGCTTTTCTATCTCAGCTTCAGTATCTACCATTTCCCCTTGGGTTGCTTGCATTACTTTCTCAATGCCCTCTTCAAACTCAGATTGACTAAAGCCATAAGTAAACGCGTGATCTGCCCACCATTTAAGAACTTCACTATCGATAGCACTTTCTTCATCTACATAATCAGGAAGCAAATAATCTCCTGCGCTATCTGGTCTATCCTTAAAGCTTTCTGTTTCTATTTCTTTTAAGACTTCAGATCTAATAGCCTCGTCCTTAGTGCCTAACTTAGACTCAAGCTCTTTGTAAGCCTTTGCTAAGTCCTCACCAGACTTATATTTTTCTGGCAACCATTCTGGTCTATCATCTGTTTTAGCTTCCACATCTTCTGCTACTACAAAATCTCTTTGCTCTTGAGGTGGTAGTTCTGTTGTTGCTTCTGCTTCTTGAACTTCTTCATTCATTATTCTTTACCTTATGTGATCTTTGGACATGACGTTCTATTAAGCCAACTAAATAACGCTGACCCTCTAAGTGACGCAACTCATCAGTAGAAATATTAGGACCACTAACCATTTCTATAGTTACACTACGCAAGTATTTAAGAATTTCTTGACCAGTAGGTTCAGAAAACAAAGAGCCAAAGTTAAGGCTTATTCTATCTTCTTCTGCTTTCTTTCTTGCTATTCCGTCTAAACCAATGTGACTATTCTGCGGCAATAGGTGGTCCTGCTTGTTGTTGCTCTTGCTGCATCTGTTGCATTTGCTGCATCATTGCAACTATCTCTCTACGCTCTTCTGCATCACGAATCAACCCATCAGGTACACCAAACTTTTTAGCTAGGTGAATAGCAGTCTCTTCTGAATTAATTAATACGTTAGTTGTATCAGGACCAAAGTAAGTATTAACAAGCTCTAGAAATCTAGAAACGGAAGTAATGTCTTGATTGGATTGTGCTTGTGCTAGAGGTGAAGACGATCTTATTTTTACTTCTCGACCATTAACAGTAGGCATTTCTATACGACCCTGTTTCTTAAGAATATAAATTACTCTTTGCAAAACAGGCTGCACTAACTCAGCTTGCAATCTACCAAATGTTGATCCTATCCTGCGTGACAAATCTGCCATACGTTCAGCAACTTCTGTAGCAGATGCAGGAGTTCTGTCTGGATTTCCTAGCATATCATTGTATAATGCGCGTTTTATATTCAAGCGCATATCGCTTAGAACTATATCAGCAACATCAAATCTTCCTGCCGATTGGATTGGCTGCAATCCACCAGACTGCGGAGACTTAGGAATTATCGTGCCAGGGACTAAATTGATAGTATCTGGGTTAATAATCCCATCATCATCCATTTGGTAAATGCCAGAGATAGCCATCTGTGCATTTTCTAATATTAACTGAATAGTAAGATTAGTAGTCTTGATAGCAGATAGAGCATTAATCAATGGACCTCTGCCGTATACCTCTCCTGCACACTTAGACCATCTAAAACAAACATAAGGATTAGAACCTACGCCTTTAAACTTCTGCTCTTTAATATAAGTTTTAGTAGACATATCTATTACATAAAGGAGATAAGCTTCTTCATTTCGTTTGCTATAATCTTTGCAAAGAACTTCTAGCAAAGTACACTTACCCTCTGGATCTCTTTGAACTCTTTGCTGAACTTTAGGATCAAGCTTTGCATCAGGATACAAGATTACTATCTCAGAGTTCCTGATACCTTTTCTTTCTCTAAATACATGATCTATCTTATCATCAGGCCCAGTATCTAAAACAACATGAGGTAATGGTATCGCTGAAAATGTAACAGGATTTATTGCATCACCCTCATCTACACACAGTACACCAGTACCTACTGCTAGATCCATGAACGCTTCATGTACTTCCTGAGAGAAGTTTGAGTTCTGTAGTATTTCAAATACATACTCAGTAATCTCATCGAGATCATTATCTACAAAGTCACGTTCTTCTTTTGGGATTTCAGATCCTGCAATTAAATCTGCCCAACGTGCAAAGTTTGGAACTAATCCCGATTGTAGCCTCGAAGCAAACTCTTGAACGCCAACCACCGCTGTTTCGTCAAAGATCTTATCATCTCTACGCTGACCTGCAGTTTCATAATAAAAAGACTCACGCTGCGGTAGAGCATACTCATAACATTCCTCAAAGAGGTCAACAAAGTTTTGCCTATGTGCTTTAGCTTTTTCATATCGTTCTAACTTCTGTTTTGGATCTTGCATTATAAAAACCTACTGTAGTATCCGATTCCACCAGTAGAACCAGTAATTAAAGACCTTCTACCTGCACCGCCTCTACGACCTGTACCTGCTTGTCTGCTTTGAATATTAAGTTCTCTTTCAGATCCAGACAAGACTCTTCTTCCAGATCCAACTTCTCTGTCTTTTTCTATTCTCCTTCTTAGCAAAGACTGTTTTGCCCTAGCTCTTTTTATTCTTTGCCGCCTTAACTCATCTTGAGCTAAAAGCTCTTGAGCCTTCATAGCTTCATCGGGGTCTTTGGTGTAAATACTTTCTGCCGTTACAGATGTATCTCCAACATTATCACCTATAACTGTAGTATCATCTTCACCAGTAGAAGTTGTAGAAGTTGTTGTTGTGGTATTAGTATTAGTAGTGGTATCATCACCGCTAGTATCAGCTCTTCTTTTTTTCTTACGTTTTCTACTACGAGCTTGCTGATCGGCTAAAGCTTTTTGAGAGGCAGCACTACGACTTTCTAAGTCACGATAGTATGCTTGGTTTTTAGTTTTCAAACCTAGATCCATTTTTAGATCATCTGCGGCAGAGTTCTTTGGTGCTTGCGAACTAGAGTATTTACCAGTTGCTATATCTTGTTTGTTGCTTTTTTTCTTAGCTGTAGACTTTGGTGTGCACATAACAAAACTCCTCGTTACCTATTGGTAAACACAATTCAAAACAAATTTCAACGCACAAGTGACCAAACGCTAGGCTTGTTTGCCACACTTTTAGGTTTCCTATTAAATATATCATAGTCTTTTCTAGCTTGGACTACCTGAGAAGGTTTCTGATTTGACATCAAAGCTCGCCCTTCTCCTGCACCCAACAACAAATATTGTAACGCATCGTGTATGTGAGAGTACATATTCTTATCAGGTTTATCTGCGTATCTCTCACCACTTACTTCCATACGTTTGTAAGCATAGCCACCTTCAAAACCCTTAATAAGCTGTTGGCATCTTCTGTCCATTAAAAACGCAGGTTTACCCTCAACCATCTTGTTAAGTTGCTGCGCCACTGACTCCAAGCGGAGATCCACCGAATTGCTCGGAGCGGGAAAAGCACGTAGACCTGCACCTCTAAGTATGTGGAAAGGGGTAGATTCGTCCGTCTGCGCCCTAAAATCACCTGCTGGATCACCATATATATAGACATCGGAAGCTTGAGAAAACCTAGTAGCAATTTCATTTCTTAGAACCTCTGCAAATCTAACAATGCCCATATCAAAAGCAACAACCTCTGACTGTATCAACCATCTGTTTCTAACCTTTTGACCAATAACAGCGGCAGGAGTAAGCCCAAAGTCTATCCCTATATACAAGGGAAGCCCCGAAGCTACTGGTATTTCTTCTTTAGCAATATGTGTTTCACTAGCAAACATTGGATATACTGGCTTTCCGTCCTGTATCGTGCCTAGTTTATTCATAACATAGACGTCAATCCAAGACTTTGTTTTACCTTGTACTAAGTTTTCATAATAATTACCAAGCATGTTCTTTTTATTCTCTGCGTAATCACTTGGTTTGTAATTTTCTACCTCACCATCTTCATTGTATATTTCCTTCATACCAGATGGCTGTGTAAAAAACTGCCAGTTGTCAGGCTTGACTAACATCTTAGCTTGTTCTCTAGGAATATGATCTGGTACTGGAACTTCACCAGACATGATAGGCCACCAATGATCTTCTTCTGGTGCGTTTGTATCTGCAATAACTCCTGTCCAACTTGGTCCACCATCTCTCATCGAAGGGAAACGACCAACCCTCATAGTACAAGCGTCAATAATACTCTTAGGTATCTCCCTTGCCTCGTTAATCCAGATGCCTGTTAGTTCGAGGGACAGTAGTTTTTTAACATCTTCTGGACGATCAAGAGCAAGGAAGATTACCTCAAGGTCTATGTCACCTTTCTTTATGTGATGTGTATAAGGCACAGACCAAGTAAACTTACCCCATTCATTCTCAGGAAACCAATCAAGCCAAGTCTTAATAGTAGTTGTTCTAAGTTGTGGGTTTGTATTTCTTATGATTGCCCACCGACTTTTCCTAACACCGTCAGGACTTTTCTCTTGAGCAAGCGATCTTCTAAATACTTCAATGCAGCAGCCAACAGACTTGCCAGATCCTACTGGTCCTCTTATGCCGCGAAAGAAAGTGTTGTCTTTCATAAACTTCTTTAAGACTTCACCATCAGGTTTGTATTTAAAGTTTATCAACGCAATCCCTTATCTACGCCAAACTTAATCATCTTCTCTACAATCTCTGGACCAATGCTTTCTATTAA